AAGTCTTTGGTAAGAACATCAACGATAATCCAGAAAAGTATTTTACAAAGGAAGTGTTAGACAAAATAGATGAACAAGCAAAACGAAAATTCCAATACGGATCAGACGAAGAAGACGCCGATTAAAAGATACGCCTTTGCTCAAAAAGAAGGCGATGACTTTAGTTGTATCAAACTGTTAGATGGCCAATACGAAGGTATCATCTATAAGTATGATAAGGTTGCGTTTGAACAGGCACCTTTAGATGGTAGCGATATACCATTACGATTTACATATGACATTATGACAAATCCTAATGAGGAAGATATACTTTCAGATGATTTTAGAAATTACATTGGTGATATACTTGTGGAAATAGTAGATCAACAATTAAAAGAAGGTAAGGCAGAGTTTGGAAAATAATTTTATAGCAACATATGATAATGTATTGTCTAAAGATCAATGTCAACATCTTATAGATAAGTTTGAAGATAGTCAGGTACAGTGGCAAAAGACAGAACTAAAAGATCACAGATCATTTACCGAAATTAATATAAACGCATATGAAGATTGGAAAGAATATGAAAAAATAATCTATACTACATTAAGACCATACATTGACAAATATGCTGAAAAATTTAAGATCACACATAATTGGCCAGCTAGATTTGGTTGGGAACAAATTAGATTTAAGAAGTATGAAGTAAATGGAAAAGATGAGTTTAAAGAGCATGTTGATGTTATGGATTACGCTAGTGCCAAAAGATTTTTAGTATTCTTCTTATATTTAAACGACAATACTGGAGGGTTGACAGACTTCCCAGAATATGATACAATGATTAAACCAAAGGCTGGTAAGTTATTAATGTTTCCCCCATTGTGGACACATAAACATATTGGTCATAAACCTTTAGAACAACCAAAGTATATAGTAGGAAGTTATTTACATTACGCATGAACGATAGAATAGAAAATACAATATTAAATAATCTTTTCTTTAATGAACCATTTACAAGAAAAACTATTCCATTTCTTAAAGAAACTTACTTCACTAAGCGTGATGAGAGAATACTATTTTCTGAAATACATAAATTTTTACACACATATAATAATCTTCCTACAAAAGAAGCTATCTTAATTGAACTTAATAATAGAAAAGATTTAAACGAAGAAGAATATAAAAACGTAAAAGATTTAGTTGCTAGTGTTACACAAGAAGATACAGATTTAAAATGGTTAACAGATACAACAGAAAAGTTTTGTAAAGATAGAGCTGTTCATAATGCTGTATTAGAGGGTATAAAAATTTTAGATGGTAAAGATAAAACAAGATCACCAGAGGCGTTACCTAGTTTACTAGGCGATGCGTTAGGTGTAAGTTTTGATAAACACGTTGGCCATGATTATATAGAAGACGCTCAAGCTAGATTTGATTGGTACCACACAAAAGAAAAAAGATACCCATTTGATTTATCATACTTCAATAGAATTACAAAAGGTGGCATACCAAGTAAGACTTTAAATATCGCATTGGCTGGTACAGGTGTAGGTAAGTCATTGTTTATGTGTCATGCTGCGTCAGCATTCTTAACACAAGGTTTGAATGTATTATACATTACTTTAGAAATGGCTGAAGAGCGTATCGCTGAAAGAATAGACGCAAATCTATTTGATATATCAATGGACGATATTAGAAGTATGCCAAAAGAATTATACGATAACAAGGTTAAAAAGTTAGAAAATAAAACAAATGGTAGACTAGTTATTAAAGAGTATCCTACTGCGTCAGCTCATAGTGGTCATTTTAAAGCATTGATAAATGAACTAGCGTTAAAGAAAAGTTTTAAACCACAAGTGATCTTTATTGATTATTTAAACATTTGTGCTAGCGCAAGGTTTAAAGGTGGTAATATCTCCAGTTATTTTTATATCAAAGCAATCGCTGAAGAATTAAGAGGTCTTGCTGTTGAACATGATGTACCTATCTTTAGTGCAACACAAACAACTAGAACTGGGTTTGTAAGTACAGATATTGGTTTAGAAGATACATCAGAGTCGTTTGGTTTACCAGCGACAGCTGACTTTATGTTTGCTCTTATGTCAAACGAAGAACTAGAAGGTCTAGGCCAAATGAAAGTAAAACAATTGAAGAATAGATATAATGACCCAGCTATTAATAGATCATTTATTATAGGTATTGATAGAGCTAAGATGAGATTATATGATACTGAAAATTCAGCACAAAATATTGTTGGTGGTAAAGAACTAAAACAAGAGGAAAACTATCCATCACCAGAACAAACGTATGAAAAGTTTTCCGATTTTAAACTATAGGAGTTAAGATGGCTAAATTTGTAACATTTACAAACGCAAATCCACCATATGAGGGAACACCAATATTGATTAATACAGATCATATTATTTCTGTATATGAGGATTTAACAGCAGATAAAAAAGTTGCTTTATGGAGCACAGGTAATTTTTGGCATGTAGAAGAAACAATAGAACAAGTTTATAGTAAACTAGGACTAGAATATAAACATAAAAAAGAGGAGGTAAATTAATGATTGAAGATAGTTTATTCAACATACCAATGTGGTCTATTCCTACTTTAAATTTTAAGAAGAAAAAACCACAATTAGAAAAATTATGTAAAGCATTTCCTGAAAAGAAACATGGTATACAAACTTTTTCTACAAATAGACAAAGAGACAGATCAGGTTTCGCTGATGCTTTTAATAATATTATGGGTGAAGAACTGGGAATGCTTACTCAAAAATTAAAAAAAGATATTCAGTTACAAGACATATGGTCTGTATCTTATAAGAAAGGTGACTATCACACTCCACACGATCATGGATCAGTAGGTCTTGCTGGTATATTATATTTAAATCTGCCTAAAGACGGAGCAGTAACACAATATATGCAACCTTGGAACGATTGGTATAGTGATAGAACAATTTACTATCCACTAAAAGTTAGTGAGGGTGATATAGTAGTTACACCTAAATTTATTAGACACTTTACAGAACCTCATAAGTCAAAACAAGTTAAAAGAATAATTAGTTGGGACATGAATATACTTTAATGGCTAAAAAACAAAAAGTAAGATTTCATAAAGGTGACAAAAGACCTAATAATCTTCAACCTGATTTATCATATATAAAGAAAATGGTAAAAAGAGGTAAAGATATTATATGGCAAGTCATAGAGAAGCCTAAAAAAAATGTAATAGGTGAATACTTTTTTGAAGAAGACGCTCATAAACTAGTTAAGTTTCAAAACAAACATAAAGTATGGGAACCCAATGGTGGTGTACCTAAATTCTTATGGACAAGAGTTTAGTCTTATAAATATAATAAACAATTGATTTATATGGAACAAGTGGTTATAGTAATGGAATATATGAGAGAGAAATGTTTAGTTTTAAAGGATTTACAACACAAGATAAAAATACACATTTAGAACACCTAGAGGACGATATAATAAATCGTGGATCAAAAGGTGGCGAAAATGCGTTAAACTTTTTACGATCGGTGAGAGATATGCTCGCTGGTTCTTCTCGTAAAAAAGTTAATATGACAGTTAAATGGGATGGCGCACCTGCGATCATCTGTGGTATCAATCCAGAAAATGGCAAATTCTTTGTCGGAACAAAATCAGTATTTAATAAAAATCCTAAAGTAAATTACACAAGCGCAGATATTAGAAAAAACCACTCTGGTGAACTAGCGACAAAACTATCTATCGCATTAAGAGAATTATCACGTCTAGGTATCAAAGGTGTATTACAAGGTGACTTTCTATTCGCAGCATCAGATTTAAAAAGTGCTACAATAGAGGGTGAGAGTATGATTACCTTTACACCCAATACAATCACATATGCTGTTCAAGCTAGCTCTGGTATTGGTAAACAGATTAGTAGAGCAAGAATGGGTATTGTCTTTCACACAAAATATACAGGTAAAACTTTAGATAGTATGACAGCTGGTTTTGGAACTGTAAGAGGTTCTGCTAGAAATGTATTCTTAGCTAGTGCTGGTTACAAAGATGTGACTGGTTCTGCGAAACTAACCACAAGTGAACTTAAATCATTTAACGCAAAATTAAGAATGGCTCAAGGTTCACTATCAAAGGCAGCACCTTTATTAGATATTTTTAGTGAAACATCTTCTGATGGTTTAGGTGTAGGTTTTAGATTAAAAACTTTCTTTAATCATCACATAAGAGGATCATCAGGTCATATGGCCAAAGTTAGAACTTTAGTGGATATGTTTAGAGATTATTATATTAATATTCTACAAGCAGAGATTGATAGTAAAAAATCAGATAAAGGAAAACAAAAGTATAAAGATATATTAAAAACAAATTTAAAATTTATAGATAGAAATAGAGGTACGCTAGTTATGGCTGTCGCCTCTCATGTTACTTTACAAAGTGCTAAAGACTTTTTGATAAACAAAATGAGTGAAATACAAAGTATCGGACATTTCTTAAAAACTTCTACTGGCTATAAAGTAACAAGTCCAGAAGGATTTGTGGCAGTAGATAAAATAGCAGGAGCAGTTAAGTTAGTTGACAGAATGGAATTTAGTAGAGCTAACTTTACAATGCCAAAAGGATGGAGTAATTAATGGCTAAAACATTTAAACAATTTGAAGATT